TCTTTTCTAGTAGTTCAACAATTCTTTTTACTGACTTCTCCATAACGTCTAGTCGCTTGTTCATGTTGCTAATAAAGTCTTCTAGGCCAAACATGTGCTATCTCCTTTAGAAAAGGGAATCTCTTTTTGCTATTGCTTCTTCTAATGTTTCATATGTTTTTATGTATCCAATGCCCTTCCCTTTAACAGCAAAACCTTTAGTTAAAGTTATATTAGGCATGAGTCATTATCGCAAAATTTCTCGATAACAGTGTCTTCAACCTTGTCTAGAACATACTTCTTCAACTTCTTGGTACTTTCCTCATACTGCTCTTTGGTGATAGACTCGTAAGGGGCCTGCTTGTAAACCTTGTCCCCCCGCAGCGGCAGGAAGCTGACTGCCTTCAGGCGTTTTTCATACATGGAGAGCGCACGAGGAAGATCCCGAGCTTCAGCAGGGGGCACAGTGATCGTAATCGATACTTGGTTGTCCGACCACTTAGCTTGCATTGCAGCGGCCAATTCAAATTGTTCCCAAATAGACACTTCGTCTTTGCTACGGTCAAAGTGAGGCTCATGTACAGGGAATTCTACAACCATCGTGTTGTCCTTGTATACGCTTTTCTCAATGTTGTAGCCTGCCTTCTGCATGATCTTCCACAGATCTGAGGACTCATTTACCTCCACACGCCGAGTATAGTATTCACTATGGGGGAAGTGGATACCCGGAGTACAACCCGGTAGTAGACTGACTGTGCCCGAAGGCTTAACAGTTGTACGCTTGATAGACTTAGGAACACAAAGCCAATCAGAGTAAATTTGATCCCACGCACTAATCTTTTGATAGCCCTCTTCACACCATTGTACATGTTCTCTGAACCCCACTCTGTTGATATTTTCAATGATCCCGGTCTGACTTAGACCGATTCGCCTATTTCGAAACATGACTGCATTGGTTCTCGGGTCGTGAGTCGCAATAAGAGTTACCGTTTTGGCGTATAGGTATGCGTATTTTAACGTGTTGATGTAGTCATCACAGTTAGAATGTTTTGAAGGAAACGTCTCCACTAGGTTGCAAAGTTCAAAAGGCTCTAGAGACTGCTCACCACAAGGGTTGCAACCTCGGACTCTATGATCTTTGAAAGTTTTGCCATCGTGCATGCGACCATATGCCTGTGCGTTCTCTAGCCAAAAGAACCCGGGCTCTCCATTGGTAGCTGACCCCTTCGCTAACTCGGAGTAGTCCATCCCCGTCTTGGCTAGGATAGAGTTGTTCGAAGCCCACCTAGCTAGGTCAGGATTCTCAATGTTCTCTTGTGACTTCAGCGTGCGAAACGATTCATCATCCAGCCTACCAAACGCGATCTCTGCCGTTCGTCGAACTCCTCCAGCGACTACGGCTTCTCCAGCAAAGTTCATCAAATCTACGATAAGTTCTGAGTCTACTGGGGCATTCTCCCCCGCGTAGCCATCTAGTGTGTGAATAGTTTTTTCAAGTAGTTTCTTAAGAGGATCGGGGCCAGGGGCAATCCCTCCAAATGTCAGGATGGGTGAGCCAGCAGGTCTGATCTTTTCAAAGTTGAACTCCTTGGGCATACTGTCCCTGCCAACGTAGGAGTCAAGGACACGGCGGAAAGCTTCAACCCACCCTTCTCGGGTATCAGCAATTTCGAAAATCTCCTTCGAATTTGAGCGGGGCTTCTTCACATAGAGTGCTTTACCAAACGCCCCTTCGGTATCAAACCCAATCCCAACCCCGTGCATAGACATGTCCATGAGCCAGCAAAAAGGATTGCTGAAGTCTTCATGAATGTCTAAGGTACTAACGAACCCACAGTTGTTAAGACAAGCGCCGCCGCGCTCCCACATGGCAAGGGTTCCCATATTTGCAAGCCCCCTGCCCGGCGGCAGAAACTTAAAGTCCCACATGAGACGGAACATCTCTTGTGCTGATCGCTGTGATCGGTGTTCACTCCACGGAAGCTTCCACCAAGCACAGTGCCTCTTTTGTACTAGAAAAGTAGCCTCTACTACTCTCTGCAATGTCTGCCAGTATTCCTCGGTCTTGCCCTTATCTAAGAGGCGAGCATAGGTGCGCTTATAGGTGAAGTATCCAATCGGCCCCCATTTTGGCTGCTTGCCCTTAAACTTTGAGAGAAAGTTCTCGGTGAGGTTAAACTCTACTTCTTCACGTTCCATATCTTGTCTTCTCTCCTTTGACGTTCATCTACAACCCAATTCTCTAGATCTACCAAACATTCCTCGGTCATATGCCATCCAAAATAGAGCGTCTTAAGGACGTGAGTTTCTAATTTATCTATTACTTTCCAACAAGCGCAGCAATAAACGATTACTGGCTTTATTTCGTTTAGGGTTTTTGGGTCATACCGCATCTCGTCGTGTAAGTCAGGAAAGATGAAAGGATTCATCGGATCATATTCTAGATCCCACCAGTCAGAGTCCGGCATCAGTTTACCTTTTCGGGGGCTACAACGGAAATTTCTACCGTCATAAACTTTGGGACATAGAAGATAGCCCCATAGGGCATCTCTGTGCAGGGCTGCACTGGGGTTCCTTCAAATAGAACAACGTGCCTCTTCGGTATTTCTAAACCAAAAGTTAGCTCGTCATACATGTCAGGGTGAACTAGGATCTTTGAGAAAAGGTCACTCAAGCTGCTGTTGTGGTCGATGTTAATTCGCATTGCTTTACGATACTTTCTAAGAAAGGAGATGGCTTCTGATCTTGTTAAAGCCATTATGCTCTTACCTCCCTGCCATCCGGAAGCACACAAGACCCCTTCTTGTTGATCGGGATAATGTACTGTGTCCAGCTCGTAGCTCCCACATAGATCAAAGCGAACCCATGTGACCACTCGCTCGGGTTCCCTCCCGTCTGGTATAGGGGTTGAAGTTTTGAGAGGGTGCCAGGATTGAAGGCGATGATCGTCTTCCCTGTCCAGGGATCTCTACTTGCTTCCATTTGCGCCCGATGCGTGTGCCCGTATACAATGGATTGGCTTCTACTCTTCTCAAGGTGAACACGGGCAGCGTTCTTAGCCCATGACCAACCGTGAACTGCTACCAAACCTCCCGTATCCATTTTAGGGTGATCTTGAACGATCTGTACGAAACCCATTCGATTTCCAGTCGCAACGTCGTATGGAACCATGTTAAACTTTTTGCGATAAACACCATTTCTTTTCCCCACTGTTTCTTTAGGGGCGATAAGCTTATAAATCTCTTGCCCCACTCTCCCGGCGTCTACTGCCCATCGTTCGATCCGTTGCTCATGGTTCCCTTCCAAGAGATGCGTCATTCCAGTTGTGTGATCTTGGATGAAGTCTAAGAATTGATTACAAGGATCAACCTCTAGCTTTTGATAGTCATAGTCCGCTAGCTCTCTGACTGCCTTCATATCGTGCTTGGAGAAGATGCCACAATCTAGCACATCCCCTAGCAGTAGAGTGTTCGTAGGCTTAAGAGTGCTAGCTACCTTCTTTACAATCTCTAGAGCTTGTTGCTCATGGTCGGGGAAGTGAATGTCGGGAAGAATGAGCCATAAGGCTGCCTTGCCAGTAGGTGCTTGTACTGTTACTTTCTTAGCCATTGTTATGCCCGTTCTTCTTCCACCATTCGGCAAAGTCTTTGAGCCTCATTACTACCAGGGTATCCTCATAGAGCACACGCGGCGGCTTCCATGCAACGAGAGGTAGAGTGTCCTTAAAGGCATTGTAGCTCGCCTGTCGAATCTCGTCCATAGCAGGAATCTTCTTTGTATTTTTGCACTCGACCGTAGCCGGAAACTTCTTCCGAGCTGCGGGACTTGCCATAAGATCGGCACCCCCTGAGCCCATCGGTCTGCTAACAAGATCCCCTTCTTCTAGATCAAAGATTTCTGTGAGCATGGCAGCAACTCGCTGTTGCAGCACGCGGCCCTTCGCCTTTGCCGATTGGGGTTTGATAGGCACTAGCTAATCCGCTTTTCAGCGAACTCAAACTGTTCAATAGCCTGCTCGATCGTTTCAGATACTTGCAGAATATGATCGACAATCCCCTTCTCGTGCATTTCCGTGGCGTCATACCACAGCTCACCCTTCGTGGTTGCTTGCTTCGCCCAGGTTGTAGCAGGGATCTTCGTGTGCTTGCCCATGATCTCCCAGAACTTGTTTCTAAACTTCCTCCCAATAGCTACCTGTGCTTCGATTTCATTGTCGGAACCGACGATAAGGTTTTGCATTTGGTGTGCCATGAAGAACGAGTTGGGGGTTGCGATGCGCAGATCCCCAGATACTAGGATTAGCCCTGCGGCTGAGTAGATGCCTCCAGTCCCCACAGTAACTACAGGGCACCGACACGACTTCATTGCGTCATAGACGAAAAACATTTGGTCAACGCTGCCTCCGGGGCTATTAACGAAAATCGTAATAGGCTTCTTCGAATCCTTAGACTCAAGATAGTGAAGATCCTTGACGAATTCGCTACAAGCGTATCCTTCAATTTCATCAGTCAGGTAGATCCTTCTCGTGTCTACATCGACTGAGTAGTCATGTAGAGCACAAAGACGACGTTCATCTTCAGTAAGCCCAGTCTTTCTAGGCGACAATTTGCGAGATGCCATTTGTTTTCTCCACATGGACTCTATTCGGAATAAGTCCTTTTAGGGTTTCTTCGTTGCTTACTAGAAAGATTGTACTTTTAATCTTTGCTAGTTCCTCCTTCAAGTATGAGATGACAGATTCACTGTTTCTATCATCAAGACCTACGAAGGGTTCGTCCAAGATTAGCAAGTTGCTTCGCGATTTTACTTGAGTAGCAGCCAAATCCGCTAGGGCGAGCCCCACAGAAAAGTCTACCATCTGCTGCTCTCCTCCCGAGAGTAGAGAATAAGATCCTCCACCCGTAGAAGATAAGGCGGTAGCAGAAAATTCCTCTTTGGTCGAGGAGTCTTTGAGCTGCGCCACGGTTGAAAAGTTTACCGTAATCTGTGCATTGTTCAAGGCTTGTAGATGATGGTTAGCCCTTTCAGACAGGAAAGGACATACCCTATCGTAAAGAAGCAGTCTTAGATCTTTGGAATATGCTTTCTCCCACAGAAGAACGGACTCCTCCTCCTCTATAATTATCATCACTTTTGCTTGAAACGCTGAGACTGCGAACTTGTGTGCTGCAATCGTACTATCAATGTCTACCAGGGTTTGAACATAAGGATTTGTTGAGGCCACAATTGCACATAGCTGCTCTTCAATTTGTTTAATCTTGCTTGTACTCTCTTCCTCCCCCAATTCTACAAGTCGTGAAACCATTTTATCATATGTGGCTTTGACTTTTTTCCATTCATTGATGTTTGCAGTGTTGAGTTCCATTATGGTGATGCAAACGTCAATGCTATTTTCCAATGACTCTTTCTCAAAAAGCAACCTCAACATTCTAGCTTGGTTGTGTGACTTCTCTGCTTCTGGAATAATGACTGCCTGCTTGCAAGTAGGGCAGGTTGAATCATCAACCATAGTCCGAAGAGTATAAAGCTCCGTATTAGCAATATGAGATTCTGCCTTGTGGGTTGCAATCTTTGTAGATAACTTAGCGTTCTCTTGGAGCGTATTCATAATTCGCTTGTCAAAAGAACCCATGTCCCATTCAGTAGTTATCTTAGTAAGTTGCTTTTTGATGGTTTCAATCTCGACTTTTTCCGGAGATAGTCTTAGAATGTTCACTTCGTTGGTTAGCTTCTTCGTCGTGTTGGCCTTCTGAAACTCCCATGCAGCGTGCTGCCTCTCGATACTAGAACGCTGCGCCTGAAGCGCCCCCTGAGCCGCCAGGGCCTTATTTACTTCTATCTCCGCAGCCAACTTCACCGTGGCGACTTCTCGCTTCGCGAGCTTAGTATTCGCTAACCATTCGTTCAAATGTTCAAAAGGAAGAATTCGTTCCAGCACCTCCTTCTGTCCTGACGGAGACAGCTTCATAAAAGGAAAGCTGTTTCCCTGTCCAAAGAAATCTGTCTGGATAAACGAATTGATATCTCTACCGATGGTGCGGTTAATCATCTCTTGGGTCGAGCGCACGTCACGAGTGGATATGCTTTTCCCATTTTGAAAAAAGTCTAGTTTAGTTACTCCTTTTCTAGTACGAGTTCTTTCAATCCTATATGTGACTTTGCCAATCCTAAATACCAGGGTAGCACTGCCATCTGTTGCCTCTAGGCGGCGGTTAAGAACTTCGTCGGACTTCAGTCCTTCCGCAGTTTGACCAAATAGCGTCCAGAGTAAACTTTTGTTAATAAGGCTACTCTTACCAGAACCATTACTAGACCCTTCATCGAGGGATCGTCCTGTAACTAGGACAAGGCCCTTATTGTTTAGATCGACAGCGAATGAGGCAAACGAGAATAGCCCGATTCCGCTAAGACTTAGGAACTTCATATGACCCCTTCCTCAACTCTTCTCCAATTTGCCGTTGCCGATCTGTTAAACCTTTTTCGAATTCTCCTAGTAGCTCTTCCATACTAAGAAATTTGGAGCTTTCTTTGTCAAGGGGATTACTGTGCTTCTCCGCAAACTTCAGTTCAACAGAATGAGCACCTAGTTTGAGCAGGCACTCTTTAAGAGCTTCGGCTTTTTCCAATGACATGTCGGACACGTTATTGACTCGAATGAAGTTTTCATATACGATATTGCGAAGATCATCGGCTTCTGCTAGATTAGAAAGCGCCCTTAAGAACCCTGCCTCTACATTTACAAACTTAGGGTTGTCATGGACTTGTTGCCGAGTAAATTCGCCTGTCTCCGTATCTACAACCAAGATGCCACCTTCTTCTTTGGTATCTGCCCAGGTGTGCTGCATCGGGGGGCCAACGATCACAAGCTTTCCAAGATCTTGGTGAGTATGGTAGTGCCCGGTGAACGCCCTAGTTACGTTATCAGGAATCATTGCAGGCGTTAGGATTTCGTCAATCAAGTATCCAGACCCCATCGGAGCCTTTGCTACACCTTGATGAAGGAACAAATAATGAGGATGTTTATCAGACACCCTTCTAACCATCTCCAAATTAGTTGCGAGCAACGAAGCACTTTCGGTAAAAGGGATCATCGAGACAAGGATGTTAGGGTGAGTCAAGTATTTGCCAATGACAGGAGAAGATACAACCTTACTAAAGACAGAAAACTGCTCTAGTGAATTAGGCTCCAACGGAAACGTGTCCTTAAAGTTTTTCGAAATGTCGTGGTTTCCTACTATAAGCCACTGGCTTACTCCTTGAGCGGCGATGTAACGCAACCCTTGGGTGCCTAGAAACAGTGCGTTTGTAGCAACTCTCCCGTGGGTATGAAAAAAATCTCCACAAAAGAAAAGCTCCATGATGTTGTTTTCTTTACAGTATTTCCCTAGCTGGTACAGAAAGAAATACTGTTCCCGTAGTCTAGTATTGCTCCCATAGGTATCTTCTGTCGCACCGTATTCCCACGGGTGAATATGCAGATCGCTATAGACAGCAAATTTACCCACTAACTTCTCCGTAAGGACGCATTAAACCATTTTGAAAGCACCACTGGTAGAATTGACTGTATACCTCGTCAACCCCCCCAGACTCTTCGACAAATTGACCCCAGTCAGCTTTACTGACTACACGTCCCGGATCTATGAACTTAAGCGTTCCTGTCTTTGCCTTAGCGGCCCATTCCACCATACCGGATTCCTTGGCCGCTTCTAGGAGGTTGCCAACCGTATCGAAGCCGTAGGTATTCATTAGCTCTACCTTGATGTTTTCGATTGATACTCCTCCTACCTTGCTCTTCTCGATGAAGATGTTTGTCTCCGCACCAAGAAGATTTTTATCGGAGTCCTTGATCTTAGTAGACTTTTTGAGTTCGCAACGGGTACTGGCAAACAGCTTGATAGCGTGACCGCCTGCCGCTTGCGAAGCTTTAGCATAAGTTCCCGCAATCGTAGCGACTGCATGGTTAATGAAGATAAGGACAATCTTGGTAGCAGAAACGTCTGCGGCGATGGTGCGCATGCCAGTTCGAATTGACTTGGCTTCCTGTCCAATGCGCTCGGCTGCGCCAAATGCGTAACCGCTCTTCTTATCAGCAAGTCGGGTAATGTTGTACTCTAGGTTAGACCCCGTAACTGAATCGTAAAGGACAACCATAGGCCGAGTTTCACCCGACTCCTTGATTGCATTCGTAATTCCTTGGATTGCTCTAAACCCTGCCTCCACGCTGCGCGCCTCGATGCGTGCAAAGTCTTCACCATATTTTTGTGATACCCCAATCTGGGTAGCTCTATAGGGATCGAAGGTTAGCTCGGAGTCAATGAATATGCCCATGCCGCCCATGCGCTGCACTTGGGCGATGGCATGCAACCCCAACGTAGTCTTGCCACACCCCTCAAACCCATACAACTCTACTACTCTGCCTGCTGCCCAGCCAGGACGGCCCAAGGCTAGGTCGAGCATAGGCACCCCTGTTCTTACGCCATAAGGGATTGTGGAACCTGCGAATGTCTGAGAGGAGTCGATAAAGGTTAGCATGCCGTCGTCTTTGATTGTCGCGCCTAGTTCATTGAAAAATCCCATGATACTCCTAAGGTGGTAGCGGGGGTGGGAGTTGCACCCACCTGTGAATGCTTATGAGACATTCTAGCGCCTACACGCCCCCGCGATAAAAAGGCTCCCGTTAACTGTCTCTGCCCTCAAGCACGGGAGAACACTTGAGCGTGACTACTAGCTAAAGTCAGCCGGGAAAGTAAACGTGGGAGTGTCTTCATCCTCCTTCACAAACACCTTCGGGAAGCATTCCGTCCGATGTGCTTCAGGCTCGTGTGATTCTAGGGGATTAACTAGAACCTCCGTTTTAGTGGTGCTTCGTGTCCCACGAGGGCGCAAAACTCCTCCCTGTACCTTAAGGAAACGTGATACTGTAGAAGGGCTAATCCCAAATTGCTTGCCAATTTCTACGATACCCTTTCTATCCGAGACATACAGTCTCAACATTTCGGCCTTATCCTGATCGGTAAGCGTAAGCGTTCTTCGTGCCATTGTTTACTCCTCGATGACGGGCGGGGGTACAACCTCGCCGTCATGCTTTAGATGGTCAAAAAGACCTTTCGGCATGTCCGGCAACGTGCCTACTACATGAGGGTGAGAGAGGCGGGGACCACCGGGGAATCCAGGGGCAACCTGCTTATTCTCAAACCTAGTCTTCAGGTCATCATACTCTAGAGCCAGCATTTGAGCGTAGTCTGCAAGATTCAGTAGCTCCAACGTATTCAGGTCTACTCCATGTGCAGCAAGCTGAACTTCCAGGCTCTTGTTCTGGCGATTCGGAACCGGAGTAACTGAATACTCCGTATTCTCTCGGGCATTACCAGCACGAGCGATGGATACGTTAAATCCCGTATCCGGGTTGGTCATGTCGCCCCAACCCCCTGCTTCGTCATTGTCCAAGTTTCGCAGGTTCTTGAAGATCTTAACTCCAGTGCGCATAATGCGCACCCCATCCTTGGGAGATACCTTGCCGTCTGCGCTCGTGAATACAATGACGTTGTAGTAATACTGTTCACGAGGACGTAGGCTGATTGCCATCTTAACATTCTCTTCGATCTGGCTGCTGTAGAGAGCTTCCCCTTCTTCACAGATAGGGCAAGGATGCCCAAACCCGCGCCCACACGGGACATACCCGTGCCCATCTACCCAATGTTCGTTGCTCTTGTGGAACCACACATTGGACGTAGGATGCGGCGGTAGGATACGAACCTGTGATGTGCCCACCTTAGGCCGGAACTCTACTGAACCTTCAGTCGGGTTTTCGGCTGCTACCCTATCTCGATTGACTGTGCCATGTACGAATGCCATTATTTCTTGCTCCTTTTCTTGGGTGTCGTCTTCTTCTTCGGAATCGTCTTCTTCTTCGGAGCCACCTTTTTCTTGGGGGCTTTCATATTATCACCTTTTGCGGGCTTTTTAGCAAGTCGTTGGGTTACTTTAGCCTTTATAGCTTGTAGTTCTTCCAACTGGTCCCGAATGAGGAAAAGCTCGTCTTCCATAGTAAAAACATCGGTTACTAGATCATCAGCCTCGTCAATGAGCTGATGAAGGCTGTCTATCTCTCGGTCTACATTGTTCGCTAGAGTGGTAACTTCATCGTCAAGCTGTTCAAGTGTCTTAGGTTTAGTTGTCATTTGATCTCCTTTCGTTAGATCGTATTTCCATAACTCTTCATTTCCTGTCGGTGCTGATACAATAGTGTCGTAATGATGTCCACCTTCTTATGAAGGGCACGAAGCGTATTGTCTACTGCGTGCATGTTTCGCAATGATGCAATAAAAAGTAGCTTTGCATCCTTGACGCGGGTATCAAGAGTAACCAGTTCCTTCAGCCTGTCAACTGTCAGTTTCTCTGTAGAGGTGCTTCGGATACCGTCCGCCACATAGGAAGAGATTTCTTCCATAGCAAACTTAGCTCTTTCATTATTCGCCTTTAGCTCGGCAAGCATCTCTCCGTAGGTGGCGAGTAGGCCAGGGGTTCTACAAGCCTCTCTTTGAAGAGATACAGCGTCGTCCGGAATTGCTACATCCTCTTGGATCTTTAGTTCAATTTCTTTACCGTTGATTTCGATAAACATTTAGCACCTCCTCTATATTGGGCTCAGTATAATTATCGCCTTTTTGGATCTTTCCACTTTCATCTTTTTCGTTAGATTTTGTCATGTTTGAAATGTGAACCGCATTGAACACGTCGTCAATCGGAATGCCGTATGCGTCCGCAGTTCCGTACACCACATACAAAAGGTCAGCTAGTTCTTTGGCTAAGTTGACCATGTTCTTAGTTGCCATTGCCTTCACCGTTTCAGCCAGCTCTTCATTCATTAATCGTACTCTATTCAGGGCTTGACCCTCGGGAAGAAAGGTGGGATACTGCCACACCTTCCCCACATTGTACTTATCATGAAACGCTTTCACCTTTTCGAAATTAGTCATTACGCCTCCGTTACTTTGTTAGTCTTTGATTCGGCTTCGGCCCATGTTTTCCCAATACCCAGATCAACTGTAAAGACCCTACCTCCAAGTTCGGGGATGGGCCGCTCTGCCGTTGTCTTCATAAGAGATAAAGTCCAAGCTTGAAGCTTCTCGTGAAACTCTGTCATCAACGAGTCATGCACTGTATTGACAATGCGCACATGGGATCTCTTGAGTTGACCCTGTTCCCGAAACTTCTTTATCTGTCGGTGCATAATGCTCATTGTATCAATCGTAATTTGCGCAGCAGGCGACTGGACGGTGAAGTTGACCAGCTCTCGTTCTGCCTTGCCTCGCTTCTTAGGATCTCTACTGTTCAGAGCATCCCCCATATGTCTCTCTCGTCCCATCACACTAATGAAAGTATTATCTTGCTTCCTAGTCAGGTCTGGGATCAAAGCCATATACTCTCTAACTGAAGGATACATGTTGTGAAAACGATTGATCCCCATGTTGACGGTATCCCAGGTCATGGAATACTTCTGCCCCTTCAGCCCTTCATATTCTTTACCAACTAGGTCATACCCAGATGACCCGAAGATAGCACCAAAGTTGAATGTTTTCCCTACATCTCTATTTAGGGGGCTAACCAAATCCTCGGGGATCTCAAGCAAGATTGCAGCCATCGTTCTATGTGCGTCAGACTTGGGATCGAAGAAGATGTCTACGAGCCGGTGATCTCCTGTCAGCAGATAAATGAGAACCGCATAGACCTTTAGTTCAATTTGTTTATAGTCCATGTACCCAAAGAGGCAGTCTTTTCCAGCCACAAACAGATCCCTAAGGTTGTGAATGCCACTCTTAGTAGCCTTGGGGACTTGGTGTAAGAACGAACAAGAGAGGCGTCCAGATTCAGTTCCGTGAAGCATGAAACTTTTACGAATTCGACCGTCAGGATCTAACTCTGTTAGGGCGCTTTCAAGGTAGGTTGAAATCATCTTCCTGTTGGTACGATACTGTAGAATGTCCCCAGCTATCGGCCACTTTTGAGAAAGATCAAGCAGCACTTCCTTGCCTGTAGACCACCCAGATGACTTACTAAGGTCTGATATGGCATCCGAATGTCCATCTTTAATGGCGGCATTTCGTACATCTACGGTGCTCATGGGGTTGAATAAAGGGTTGCATGTTTTGGCCTTAAGAGAAGATAGGATTCGGGCCTGTTCTTTTTCATAGTCAGTTTTGTATTGGATCGTCAGATCTTTATCCATCTGGATGCCGTCATCTTCAACATCTACTAGAGCTTCAAGGGCAGGTTGAACCCTATCAATATAGAGAGAGTAGAGTTGAGGGTTCTTGTTCATTACCCTTTCAAGGATCTTGAAGTTGTAGACACAGGCTAGCCTAAACACGTTTTCTGCATCGATAGCTGCATACGGACAGAAGATATGGTGGGGTATGCAGTCGTACCCCTTAGCATGGCCTATATCTTCTACTTTCGAGTTATATGAACCAATGGCAAACTCAAGGTCCGCTAAGTATTTGAGATCATGAGGTTTTTGCTCCCTAATCAAGTGATGAAGAAGCATAGTGTCGTATAATGTGCCTTTAAGATCCGACCCTGCCCACTTGCGGATGACATGCCAGTCATACTTCAGATTGTGAGCAGCCTTGACTATCTTCTCATTTTCAAAGATGTGCGTCTTTAGCTCACTGAAGAGGTAATCCAAAGGAGCCCGATGTTTGCTAGTTCCCCAGAAAGGCTCCACATGCCATCCTAGGGCATTAGGAGTAGGAGAATGGTGGTAGATGGGAAGGACAGCGGTTTGCTCTCCAGGCCGATCATATCCCCAACAAAAGCTCATCATAAGCATAGGCTCTCGGTGAGCAGGAAGGGACCGTGACTCTGTATCAAAGGCAACTAACGGTGCCTCTTTCATTTCCGCGATCATCTCGTTAAACTGCTTCGTAGTCTTGATAAGACGGAACTTGTTCTTAGGCTTTGCAACCTTCACAGCATCTCCACGAACCATGTCTGCGGCCAGGATATAATCATCAAACATCCGTTGTTCTGCTACGGGGTCGTTCTTATAGAAGAACATGCTAGGATGGAACGTAGGAATCACTTTGAATGTCGGGCCGTCTTCCCAATCAGGGAGCTTCACATTGAACACCTTGCCACGATTCTTGAAGATACCCCCCTCATTGTGCAAGTTGAAAGCTCGCATCGTAGTAGAGCCGACAAGCATGACCACTTTGGGTTGTGCCTTTTCTAGCTCATGCCTAAAGTGAACCAAGCAAGCCTTACTCTCCGTTAAGGAGGCTTTGCGACCCTTAGGAGGGGCGCACTTAACCATATTGGTTATGTACACTTGAGAAGATGCAAACCCTGCCTGTGCAATGCAGTTCGTTAAGCGGTCTGCCAGGGAACCTGCAATGGGAAGGTTTCGCTTGTCTTCTTCATCTGTGATCCCCTCCAAAAGAATAACTACATCGTATGTTCTACCAACCGCACTTCCTCTGTTCGCAGGCGCCCACCCACGTTTGGTAGTCTGGTAGTTGTAGAAGATGTCAAAGGGGATACCTTTGAGTTCGACTTGCTTATTCTCGATTAAGCACCCAAGAGCGCATTTCGGTTTACAGCCTACCCCCTTGCAGGAGGAGTAAGGTTCTACAACTTTGTCTTTAGTCTTCGCCAAAGTAGGTATCCTTTTGTGTCGATATAGATGAAGGGTATTGCCCAAACCCAGATAGAAGTCATCCCCATATAGAGTCCCACCACGGCCCACCCAGTTTCACCTGCGAGACGTAGCAACCAGCCTACTTCGCGTTTCTTGCTAATCATCACCATTCCGAGGAAAATAAGCAAGTAAAATAGATGACCTAACCCGTCGAGGATAAGCCTTTCAGTTGTCGGCATACGTCCCTCACATTTATGTTGCGAGAAGATCCTAGTCTTGCTATTGCGACTATTTCCCTGATAAACTCAACCGGATAATCATCAGGTTGTCCTATGATGTTTATAAACTTGGAATTGATTCCGTGCCTACGAAGTTTTTGAATTCCTACTTCAGCCTTGTAGATAGCATCGCCATCCCAAAGGAAAATGACTTCTTTCACTTTTGATCGAGCAATCAGCCCTACCTGTGCATCTGATAGGTGGGAACCAAAGTTGGTCGTACAGTTTACTTCGTTCCGTAACCAAATGGATACAAACGTGTTTTCTACTAAGGTCATCCATGTCCAGTCTTGCTCGTCCCACCCGAACAAGAAGTTCGTTACTGACACCCCCTTAGCATACTTGTATTTCATCCCGTGGTCGTTAACGTCATATAGTCTGGCAATGTACTGTACAAGGTTCCCCTTAGAATAGATCGGGACATAGATCCTCTTGTAGTTCGCCAGGATGCCCCAGTGATAGATCTGTTCTGGAGTAAGCTTTCTCTTATTGAGCCAATTGTAAGCATCAAACATTCTAGTAGTATAGTTTGTTTGGTTTAACTCAATCACTGGATGGACATTCTTAGGAAGGGCCACGAGAGGCTTGTGCTCCACAACAACCTGCGGGACGGGCGTCCATCCTACATCAGAAGGTTCGGACCCCCAATGCTCTGCTAAAGCTTTGAGAGAAGGCTTCCAATGGCAACTAGCCCGGTGGCAGAATCCCACCCCCTTACTCATGTTGAAGTAGAATTGAACGTGGTCGCACTTAGGGCATTTCATATGTACTTCGGAACCAATAACCAAGGTAACCATTCCTTGTTTCCGAAGCCACGCGAGTATGTTAGAATTGTTCAACTTTGCTTCTTTCTTTAATCAAATCCCAAAGATTGGCCGGACCGTAATTTGTTTGTTCTACAGATACACAGATGCAACGAGGGTCAGGGGAAGGTTTGGAATGTGTATGACCGTGAATATTCCAATCCGCACCAGATATTGCAAACATTTTTTGCATTTCTTGCACACCGGCAGGGTATCTATCGTCTAGGTGTACGAGAGGAAAGTGTGAAAGAAATACATTTTCGATCTGGACATAACGCTGTACGGTATCGAATCCACAATCTTCAACGAGCCAACGACGAGAAAACCCGTCGTGGTTGCCACGAACGAAGTGCTTGCGACCCTGCAATGATTTAACTGCCTCGGCACACTTTTTACGTTCGTCAGCGCGGCACAAAGCTAAATCTCCCAAGCAGTACCACTCACTATTATCAGACAGTACAGCACGATGCCGCTCCATAAGCAGTTCTTCATAGCCTTGCGGGCGGGATTCGTACTCAAGCATTTTTTTGTGACCCCAATGCCAATCGGCGGAGGCAAAAATGTTAGTCTTGTGAAACTGCTCTTCCAATTTGTCTCTCCCAATCTCGATTTGATCTAACAACTTCATTCACGTCCCAGGCAGCGTCAGCCATGAGAGACTTGAGCCCTAGGGCAGACACGATCGCAGCATAGGCTCGGTTGTCCTTGGGGAAGCAGTGCCCTCCCCATCCAAAGTCCCCATCATGGCCGGGGACTGCAAAGTGACTACGGCCAATCCTACCATCTTCGAGCACCTCTCCAATTACATTGTCAGGGTTGGCACCAGCCGCACCACACACTCCGAACAACTCATTGAAGAACGATAGCTTAATCGTAAAGAACGTGTTCGTTGCGTATTTCACAAGGCTCGCCTCTTGCCACGTTAGAATGGGGATACGAGTCTTGGGGAATCTAGAACGAAACAACTCAGCTACCATCATTACATCAGGATTCATCTGACTGTCGAACCTCCCGTTCACAAAGCTATCCGGATCTGTGCCAAGGATAAAACGAGAAGACTGGATGAAGTCTAATGTTGCTGTGCGCTCTGTAAGGAACTCGGGCATGAAGATGATCTCCATCCATCCTCCATAAATTTCTGCCATGCGAGCACAAAAGTAAGGAGGAACCGTACTACGAATGACGACTGGCTTGCGCACCGTTCTATTCTTGAATTCTACTTCTAAATTCTCTAGAACAGATTCAATAATGCGGGTGTCACAAGATCCGTCCGGGTGCATCGGAGTAGGGACTGCGATAAAGATAATGTCCGCATTAGCCACTTCTTCATAGCTGCCAATGTTTCGGTCTTTATCATAACAGTAGATGTCTGTGTGACCAGCGAACCCTTTGTACATCGCCCCACCAACGAAGCCTAGACCAATTAGCCCGATACTAGGGATTGAGTTGTCCATTCATCCTCCTCTTCGTCTAGTACCCCAACAACGGCATCTAAAACTTTCATCTGCTCCTGTAACCAAGTATGGAACTCATTTAGGCGCAGTTTGAGGTTAGCGTGCTCGGCTTCCAATTGGTCACATAAATCACAGTTGCCATGATCGTGAATTGAAACGGTCATTTCTTACTCCTATAAAGTCCTGTTCCTTCTAACGTCAGCTTCTTTACTTCGACCCCATTTTTATGTTCGAAGTATCCTGTCCAAGACTTATAAAATCCATATGTAGGATCTTGAAATCGATCTCCATCCACCCCTTGTTTGCTTTCTTGATCGATCTGTTTAGCTATCGCGTTAGCTTCCTTTACATCAACAAACGCAATGGGAATAGCAAGGCACCCTTCGCAACGGCCAAAGGTATCCCCTGTAGAGTAGGAAACCACAACGGCATAGATCGTATCCGTGCCTTCTTTCCAGTCCGGCACCTCTACTGAATCGAACCCAAAAACACCCTTAGGACGGGATAGAAGAAAGTAATCCTCTACCTCGTAATGACGAATCTCTGTCTCACGATCCGACCATTTTTCGCCAGGGGTAATATCTCCCCCGCCCTCTGTCCAGGCAAGGTCACACTTGACATATACCTTGGGGTATTCAACCACAACCGGCTCAACCTTCTTCTTCTTAGACTTCATCACTTCTCCCATGCTCAACGAGGTAGTCTACTCGCTGTGCCTCTAGTTCAGTAATCTTTTCGTCTTTGATAGTTTTGAGTTGTTTTTCGATTAGCCCAACAAGCTTATCCTGAATCTCCGCAAGCTGTTCGAATGTTTTAGAGTCCATGTCTATCCTCCCAAAAGTTAAAGGCTACTAAAACTATAACCAATATAAGCAAACCCTCAGCAATGAGTGAAAGGATATGTTCCATTACTCTAGGTTCTTTGACCAAAGCTTATGGATGGTATAGGCTGCCCGTGTGAGGGCTTCCACCATACGAGCTGCCTCACTTTTTGAGGTAATGACTGCACTAGAGTTACCGTAAAGATCAATTTCAATAATCGGATCATCGATCAAATTCTGTGTTTTTCTAAACCGAATACATGTTTGATCTGAAATGATGCTAGCTGCCATGTTGTTCTCCTTTTGATTAGGGTGGAGAGTCTGAAGGGGCTACCGAGGAGTCGGCTCTACTCGCTGTTAGAAAACTTGCTCAGTAGTATAATGTACGTAGTACATAGACCCCTCCAGACTCTCTCTCGTCACTTCGTTCCTTCGTTTTTTCTTTCTTTATCGATTTTTTTTTCGTTTTTGTGTTTCTGTGTTAGTAGTGTGTTGTTTGTTGTGTTAGTTTATCTTTCTTATTTGTCGCTATTTTGGGGTCGGTCAGACTGCTCTGCCGCCTTGCTTCGCGATGCCTTATTATCACCATTTCCTTGAACTTTTACAAGTGGAACCAAAATCATGAGTCCCCGTTTGGACTTAACCCATTTTTGAACATCTTCGATATTCTTGCCCAAAGTCCACTTTAGAATAGGGGCAGCCTTAATGACAATTCCATCCTCGCTTAGTAAGCCAGCACAGAAGTAGCCAACATCGATCTTCCATAACTCAGACATTACTTTCTCCCTTGGTACTTCCCCTTACTGTTTTTACGCTGCTGCGCTGTCATGCCTGAAGATGTGGTAGCCGCATGCTGGACTGTAGGCGTGCCCGAGGGCGTTGCCGATCCTGAATTGTCCACCTGATCTGTTGCAAGAACTTGCGCAACATTGTTCGTTATATTCATCTTACTCAAATCTGCCTCAAGGATTACAGAGTCAAAGCTAAGCTTGCTCTGTCGTTGCTTGAGATTGAAAAACTGTATACCTACTTTACCTGTCTTATCTCCATCTACGATCTTCCTTTGCTTCAAGGCGATACATGCTGTAGCTTCCTGAATATGCCGAATAGAAGATTGAACGTGGGTTAGGTCAAGCTCTTCTGCTGACGCTCCTCCACGGTTAGTCTGTACCGCAGTCCAAATGATAATGTTGTGACGTTTCGCCAAACTTACTAGGTCTTGGGCAATGAATTGCATGTTAGACCACTCATTATCAATCTTCGGTCTTCCCCTGCTCATATCAGGCTTCATGCGTTCCATGAAGTCGAGCACAATCACTTCGGGCATGAACCCGTAAAGATTTCGATTCCTAATCATTTCATCTTCGATGTCGGCTGCTGAAATGGGCGGTCGGACGTATTCAGTGATGAAGAACTTGTTATCGAGCCGATTCATCTTCCACTGGCGAGATAGTTTGCCTAGCCCCATAGCCGGGGCATCGATGATGTCAGTCAGGCCAACTCCACTTAGCCTAGAGAGCATTCGCTCTGTGGTTTCGTACAAGCTTAGCTCGTTTGTTACCAGCCAAACCTTCCTGTCCTCGTTTCTGCTCATTCTATCTGCAATGTTAATCAAGCATGCACTCTTACCATGACCTGTGACGCCCACGATGATTCCTAATTGTTTAGGTCTTAGTCCCCCACCACACCAGATGTCAACAATGTTGATCCCTGTAGGCACTCTCTGGAGCATTGGAGTAAACCCATCAGACTTCACTAGAGACTCTACTGCTTCACGGAGGTTCATCGTTTTGCGGTCTGTGGTGCTCTCGAAACGCCTCTGTAGCGAGTTAATCTGCTTCAGGATCTCTGCCCCGTCTGCCTCCTCGATCGCCCGTTGTACGCCAACATCCTCTGTCATTTGCTTAAAGGCTCTCACTGTAGCTACGTCTTGTGCCTTATCCAAAGTCCAGGCGATCTCGGCCTTGTCTACGTTCTTATCGTAATTCTCGATCTCGTCTAAGACTTCCTTGATCCTAGCCTCGTAGATCATTACATCCTTTTGCTTAAAGATTACCCTTAGTATTTTGATACTAGGGGGGAGAAGGTGCTTCTTGAGGAAGTGCCGCATCTCCTGAAAGACATAGCCACACTCAGCACGATCGAACCAGTCTTCGTGGTACGATGCACAGAACTTTTTGCAATCCTCCTCTCTCAAAAGGAGAGAGTAGAGGAAGACAATCTCGTCAAACTTGGGCTCCATTTATCTCCCTACTTTTACAGTAGTTACTTTGAATCCTTCGTCTGTCCATGTCGCGAGTCGCTGCTTAGAGTGCTTCTCTAGGATCTTCGGGTTCATGTCGTAGAAGTCCACTACTTCAACCGCATCCTTACCAACTGCCCGACGAAGCCCTCTTCCTAATCTTTGGATAGACCTTATCTCACTCTTCTTCCCTCCAGCTAGGATAAGGCTTCTTAGGTTGGGAATGTCCAGTCCTTCATCAAAGATTGTTGAAGCGATCATGAACGGAACCTTACCTTCCTTACAAGCCTGAATCCATTGTAGTCTTTCTTCCTTGGAAGTATCCCCTCTAACAAACGGAACATCCCGCATCAGGTGTTTCTTCATTAGCCCTTGGATAAGATCCCCATGTCCGATTTGGTCTACCATGATAAGGCAGGGCGTCGGTAGCGCCGCTGCCTCGTTAACAATGTGCATGTTTCTTTCTTTGTTCAACATAATTCCATGCTCATAGCAAGTCGGCCAACGATTCGGAGTTTGCCAGTCAGCTCGTACTTCGATCATCTTGATATTGGGAGGAGATAGGTGCCCCTCCTCAATCAGCTTCTCACTTCTAATCGCATATACGACGGGTCCGGCCACTCCCTCCAAAATCCAGTTTGAAAACTTGTCCTTACGGAACGCTGTACCCGTAAGTGCCCACCTCATATATGCACTACTGAACAGATTGCATACACCAGCGAAAGTATTTACCGAATCAATCTTGCTGGCTAGAGTATGTGCTTCGTCATAGAATAGTTGCTGTACATCTTGTATCCAATCTAGCCGGTCCAGATCTCCTGCTTTTTTAGCTGAATGAAGCGTTTGTACCGAGGCAACCGTAACTTTTTTGGGGTTACATACTCCTGCACTTAGACGCCCTGCGTCAATTCCTAGCTTCTTGAATTCGGCAATCGTCTGATCCAGTAGGTGCTCACGATGAACAATGAAAGCCGTGGGCACATCGGTCATAGTAATCATGGCCCCGGCAGTCAGGGTCTTTCCTCCACCCGTAGCGATTTCGATGACGCCTCTCGGCCACCATGTTTCGCCGAGCTTATTTCCGAAGGCAGCAAGGACGGCTTCTTTTTGGTAATCCCTTAGCATTTCCGGTACCTTACCAAAGGTCATGAACTTTAGTCCCCTCTTATCAATTAACTCAACATCGCACTTTAGTAACTTCAGCCGCTCACACGCATAGGGAACTAGACCAGCAGGGATCTTGCCATACTGCATCATTGTGACTCTTCCATTCCATCCTGCCTTCCCTCCCGTCCGTTTGAATAGTTTGTATTGAGGCATATGAATCGCTGTCTCTAGAAAGATGTCGAACTCTTTCTTGAGTTTTTCTAGGGCCTTAGCATCCTGTCCATTGTCAGGTGCAAAAGCAGCAGAGATGTTATCGAACACTATTTTCATATAGCTCCCTAGTTAACGTAACAAGCGCCGGAGGAACAGCACTACATTGTTCACATTTCCCATCTATAACGAGATACTGCCATCCATCCGGGAATTGCGACGGATGAATATGCAGAGCGATGTTCCCAGTTGAGTAACACTCAACCATCCACTCTTTATCGAAATAGATGATTTTCATACAATGTGTCCCCTTTTCAAATCGAATTGCGGCTGCAATTGCTTTATTGAAGTCTGCATCGGATAGTTCAGTCACTTTTGAACCTCATATTTTTGGGTAACATGTATGGTCTTGAGCCCGTCGGTGATATTTGTTTTCGTGTCTTCCCCATTGGCGAGCTTCTCGATCTCGTCCGCTATTGAATTATCTCTCTTCGGCGTGCGAATCTTAGTTGGTCTATCTTCATTGAAAACCATGTAGCGGCTGTGGATAGCAATCTCCTCAAGAATTGTATTCATTTCATGCTTGATTCGTCTGAGCTTCTCCCACCCGTCCCCATTCTGCACCGCCCGTATCAAAGCCTCTGTCAAGTCAGCAAACGAGTCTACATCAGGGATTCTTTCCCTCAATCTTTTGTGAGGGCTGTACTCCTCCTTGTGGGTCGCACACACCAGTACAAGGTTGTCTGTGTTTATGGCTCCCCCCTTCGCCAAGGGCATCTCGAATCTGAAGTAAGCTCCTGTATACCTGTATGCAAATTTTACCGTTGTTAGTATGCCACAAAAAGCGCAAGCCCCCTTGTATTCAGTGTAGACTTTGAAGAGGTCATCGAGAATGAACCGAGGGAGCTTTAGAGCCCTCCAGTGTCTCTTCTTCTCAAACCTGCGGATCTCCTCATTGATCTCAATGAGAGGCTTCCTGAACTTTACGAGGCCAGCTTTAGGCATGGAAACTATTGTTGCACTCCGGGCAAGTGTGTAGGATCTCTCTTCCCTTCTCTACAAACCCTCCCCTCGCAGCTTTCCTAAAGAAAACCTCTCTTTCATCAGGTGCCCATAGGTCGATGACGGTTTCTGTCTGGCACTCTTCACAATGAATTACCGTCCCAGAATCAATCCAGTCTGCATCGAACTTTCCTATTCCACAAATTCTACAAGGGAATGCAATTTTCATTTTACTTCCTCCATCTTTCAATCCAATCCCACACAATCATAACTACATGTCCGGCCAGCACAATACTAGCCATAGCTATGATAGTAAGAAGAAGGCTTGTCAGAGTTTGTCTCCAATTTTCTTGAATAAGTATGTATTCATGATCTCAGTTTTTGTAATAGAGAATTTGCATGAGTTACATGTATATTTCTCAGGTAGTCCATCAAACCAGTCGCCCGTTTTGTCTGAACAATCTAGGATAATGTCATCAAAAGCACTCTTTCCGCAGTTGTTGTAGGTTCGGTTTATGTAAGTGATTGAATCCCTAACCTTACTAAAACGAAACCGCGCAAAGGTTCTGTTGTCAGGCTTAATGCAAGTATGCTTAATTCGAATGCCCTTAGTTGCCAGGGGCTTTACCTTTTTCGGGCGCTTACCCTTACCCTTAGCCAAGGCTTCGTGCCTGCCGATCCACCTCTTGGCTGCGGTTAGAGTCGAAAGACATGATCTTTGCGCAATCGGCGTGCCGTCACTTGCTCTCTTAACCGCGTCATAATACGTCCCTCTATGAGAGAAGATTTCCCACCCTTTGTAGGTCATGGTTAGCGTAGGTTTGCTCACTTTACCTTCCCCTTCCATAGAATGTCATTGATAACATCCTTCATTACGTCAAGCTCCCTAATGCTAAACGGGCCAGCAATCTTCTTAGTATCTTCTACATGATCTTCAACAATGATAACGAGTTTGTTAGTCTCAGGGTTTCGTAGTGCCGTTATGGTTACTTCCCCGCCCACTACACTCCTCTGTTTTTCGTTCTTGCAAATTTCTACCGTATAACCCTTCGGGATTAGTATATCCATAATCAGCCCCCCATCTGTTGGCAAACATTGTTTCTTTCTCACTGTCAAACGTCATGTATAGGAAATTCGGAATGTCGAAACTGTAATCATCTTTGCCAGGAGCAACGGAGTGTGCAATCAAAGCGATGTCTTCGTATGCAAATGATTTCCCAAGCACAACATTTACCATCCCAAACCTTTCCCAGATCAAAAATTTTGCTTCATGAATCTTGAAGATTTGCTCAGGTCTAAGGCTGTCTTCTAGGGCTTTTCGATTCCGCTCGCTAACAAAAGAGAACCCATTCTCAGGACTTAGCGATTGAAACTCATAGACGGATTGCCCCGATGTTCCTCTATCTTTTTCGTTGACCATGCTAGATATTTCTCCCATGTCCAGTTGTCTAGAAATTCTCGTCCAGCCACATAGCCGGAATGTACAAGCCACTCTCTCTTTGCTCTAGGTAGATCAAAGTCTGCCGTGCCAATGTTCCCTGTAGGAACCTTAATGATCCTATGCTCAAAGTCTTCGGGGGTAATGAACTTTCTGTCGTGTGCCTGCAACATCGTATTCAGGATTGCTTTCAGGTAGCTCCACCACCCACTGATCTCATTGTGCCTTTCGTATTCTCCGCCGTCTAGTAGGATGCCAATGGTAGGATGCGTTATCTCTTCAAGATGTTGAGCATCGAATAGCCAGATCGGAAAGTTTGACGTAGCCCCACCATCAATGAACCAAGCATCCCAGGCTTTGACCGGACGAAAGTAGAAAGGCAGACTCATGCTCATACGCACAGCTAGGGCCACTTCAACTTCATCTGGATTCTGCCCATACTTCTCTGCATCATCAGGTAGGACAACCATCTCATTTCGCGTGATGTCTGTTACGATAACCTTTAGCTTCCATCTCCACTTATAGTCAGTCTCCGCATACCCATTCTCTTTGTAGCAGATCAAGTCCCCAAACGTGGTGACGTTCTTCTCTGCCAGCTTCTTTTTCATAAAATGATAGAAGGCGTCTCCCTTGTATAGCCCTTGATTGGCAATCCAATTGTAAGCTGTTAGAAACTTGTTTCCATCGAGGAAGCTCTTAAAGTCTAGCTGTAGTATCAAGTTTTCTAATTCGGCGGCAGAGTATCCTGCTGCTTTCAGGCTCGTCACAATGGCCCCGGCCGATGCCCCAGCCATATTGACAAACTCAAATCCTTTATCCTCCAGAGACTTGATACCTCCGACTAGACCACCGATCTTAGTGCCCCCACCTTCGCATACTAGGTCGCACTTCATTTGATTTTGTTCAATGTGGCGAATTCTTTGAACACTTCGGCTGCCGCCTTGTTATACATGAGTCCTGCTTCCTTCTCGTCATCAAACAGTCCAAGGTGCTTTAGCTTTCTGTCAATGACAATGTAGCATCTCCACTTCTCATGCTTCTTAGACCAAGAGACTCCCTTGTACTTGGAGCTAGTCCCCTTACGCTTGCCCTTGTTCGCATTGTTTTGCGTTCGGTTAGCCATTCTCAAGTTGCTGCGTCTACAGTCTAGCTTGTCCTGATTAATATGGTCAACGAGTTCGTCCTTCTTTAGAGAGCGGCCGATTAGCTCTTCCATAATCAAAGTATGTAGCCATACTCGCTGCCGCATTCCCCCGATGGTGGTGCGCATACAAGCATAGTTGCCGCTCTTACTGCCGTGGGCAGTCCAGCTACCCAGGCTCATAACGTCAGCATCTTCCTCTGAAATTTTGGCCCAGAGTCCGTTTCCAAGTTTAAGGTCTATATGGCTCATGGATACCTCCTAGACAATTATCACAATTTTCGCTGGCCTTGTCAAGTTATCTGGGGGTAATCTTTTCCTTCAATGTGTAGAAAGTTCGAAACGCCAGAGCTTTCTCTTTAATGTGCGGCGGGATAGTCTTCATCTTCGGCCATTCCTTGTCGCTGTATTCAATCCAATACTCTCTTCCGTGCTCGCGGCGGCCTTGGCGGTTAATACAAACATACACATTGCCCGCTCGCTTTGTGAGTTTCTCCACTATCCTGCTGTATGGCTTATAGTAAACGAAGTAACCTTCCCCCTCTTCAATCATTTCTAGCTTGTTGTTAGGTGACTTGATATGGTCTTGCATACTTTTAGGGAAGCCACCTTTAGTATAAACCGGATTTAGAAAGACTCCCGGCATCATGCTCTCCAGCTTGTATTGCAATCAGGACACTGAAACCTAATCGTGCGATCCTGCTCTCTGTCGTAGATACTAATCTTTCTACTGAAGTGAGTCTTATTCCCATAGTATCCTTTTGCACGAGACTCCTCTGGGATCGGATCTCCATTTAGACAAGAGGAACAGAAAGGACAATGCTCTCCAGGGCACACACCTAACTTACACACTAGGGTTTCGAAGTCTGTCTTCATTCCAAGTCTCCATTCTCTTGAATCTTCTTATCCTCATAGGGTGCTAGCTTACGACGATAGAATTCTTGCTTGGCACACTCTAGTACCCCAACGAGTTCATTCCCTGTATCATACCTAGGGTTACAGTCCCATGCTGCATGGAGTAGTTTCGTGATAATGTAGTTTAGATCTCCAGGGGGAAACGAGTGCCCTTCTAATACGGCAAGCAACTCGTTTAACCCATCAGCATATTCCCATCGTCTGTCTTTCTTGACATAGGGCATTGTGTTACTCCTCGTCTGTATCGATGATCGTGGTGCGAGTTCGTTCCCCGTCCGACTCTCTGATTGTAGTTGTCCCGTTTGTGTAGTCTTCATCGATAATCGTAGTGCCTGCACTTCCTCGGCGAATAGTCGTAGTCTTGTGCGGGCGACTGGTCCGATTCCACTTGTCATTATCCCTAGGCTGTTCTTTAGTTGTAACATTTCCGATGTTACATTCGGGGGTAAAACACATCCAAGTACCCGCATTTGCTACGGAATTTAGCCCAAGTGATTCATAAACAAGAGAAATTATTACAAGAAACTTTATTAGGGTCATAGATAGTGCCCTCCTACCGGCTTAGGTGCGTCTCCTTCTTCGTCACCCTTCTTAGCTTTGCTGTTTACCATCTTAGCAAAGTCCTGTAGGCTCATGGAAGTGGCGGGATAAGCTGGAGAACCCATGTGTCCACCTACTGCTCCCATCGCATTCATGTCCTGCTCCAGTAGCTTGCCTACCATGCTGCTCGTCATTCGAGAAATGTACAAGCCATAGATAGCAAACACATATGCAGGGATGATTGCTAGGAACAATAGGAATGCGAATAGCCCTTCACTGATATTCATTTTACCCCCTTCTTCTTTGCTGTGGCCTTCTTCTTAGCCGTAAGCTGTCGGAGTTCTTTCAGTTGTTGGTCGGCTGTTCTTCCTAGACAACTTATTTCTTCTAGCATTCCTCGTACTTCATCTGCCGATTCTATGAAACTGGAATTGTGATCTTCCAGCTTTTCGATATAACTCTCTTGATTTTGTAGTCGTGCTTCTAACTTCTTGTTGGCAGCTTCAAAGGCTGCTAACTCTTCTCGATATTCCTTATGAATCGCAATCCGACAACTCTTAGTCGCCTGTGTCAATAGCTTGTCCAATAGGCTCGTGTTGTCCATTATACCTCCAATTTTCTAAGTAAATACTCAGACGATATTTCTTCTTTGGATATTTTCCACTTACAATGTTTGCATTCAAAATCTTTTAGTTGAGAAGGCCACCAGTCGTTTTCTTTCTCTGCTTCAAAGAATGTTTGCTCTCTTGTAATTTCTTGATCCCAATCTGGGCAGGATCTAAAGATTAATCTTTCCCCTCTTTTTGGAGTATTAGTTAATTCTCTTGTGTATTTAGTTCCTTCTGGTCCGGGGTGAGTCGTGCAGCTATGAACCATCTTAATCTTTCTTATAGTCTTTCGCATGGCTATGCCTCCTCAAAGAATGCTAGGAGTTCCTTTAGTTCAAACCGTTCACTTAGCTTTTTCAAAGCCACGTCTTCAATCTGTCGAAGGCGCTCCCTCGTCAGTGCAAAGTTCATGTACTCACTTACTTCTTGATAGGTGAGAATCTTGCCGAAGGATAGGTATCTAATAAAGATAACCTCTCCCTCCTGCTCTGTCAAGTATCTACCAAGAGCCTCCTTCAGTGACTCTCTAATCAAACTCCTGTCTACATTCTCTTCTAGGGTCGGCCCATCATCAGGGATCATGTCTGCTAGGCTTCGCTGCCTTCCTACGTCTACGTTTTCCTCTAGTGAGAACCAACTACCCGTCCCATCCTCTACCTCAGCCGAGTGGGGAATGTGAACCATTCCAAAAGGGTCTTCCATTAGCTTCTGTTTCATCTTGAAGTGAATCTTATGATGCGCATAAGTACAGAATCGAACGCCCATTACCGGGTCAAACTTCTTAGCTGCCTCAACTAGCGCAAGGTTCGCAACTTGTACCGCATCTTCGTGCGCCAGTCGGCCCCGGTATTCCATAGCCAAACGAACCGCCATCTTAAGACACGATAGCACAAGCTTCTGCTCGATCTTATCTGCTTGTGCTTTGAAAATTTCAATAGCAAAAGCCGAATGGGTATCTACCCGTAGCCAACTTAGCAGCTTGAAAAGCCACTCCATTCTGAAGTTACAAAGGTGAAGGTTCGCCTTTGTAGGCTCTACAAGAATCTCTGTGACCCTTTGTTCTACATCCGAGTTATTGCCTTGCTTATTACTATTGAAGTCGTTAGTCACCGAGGCAACCGACGTAAGCCTCTTTACCTCGTCTACAATAAGCCCCGGCATTCCATCTACTGAAAAGATTTCTTCTCGTAGTGAAAAACGAATGTTAGATAATGAGTTCACTAACTCACGTTCTTCTTCTCTTTCGATATTCTCCTGATAGTTCCCAACGTCTTCGTAATACTCTTTGAATGATCCCATTTATCCCCCTATAGTAACTGGCTTTTGTTGCCAACAATAGAAAACATCTGGTGCCAATTCGTTAGCACCGTTGCCCCTTCAGGAATGGATCGATCATAGTGTGCCTTATATGATACAACCCCCTTAATGTAGTTGTGTACTCCATCGTTGTAGTATTGTGCCAAACATCCCGGACTGGACGAAAGAACACGACCCTCTCCAAAAAAGAGCTTCTTATCAAAGGCAAGGTACTTGTGAACAAACTTATCGGCTCTGCTCTTCCATGCCAATAGTTTAGATCTATGTGTTGCTACCTGATCTACTGTTTCAGTAACCGCACACGGCCCCTCTCCGTTATAAGGCACCCCATACTCATACTTTAGGTCAAAGTTTGCCCTATGGTCTGCTGCCGCGCTAAGTAGCGCATCATAATACGGAGCCTCCATCGCAAGTATAGGTTTATTACAAAAATCTTCTATCTCTTCGGGAGTAGGGTTAAACTCCCCAATCTCAGCTTCACCCTGATTAATTAGCCATGCTCCACCCACAAACACGTCATTTTCTTTGATCCATTCCGGAGTTATAGCTGCCGTACTTGCCAATGTAGTGGTCGAAGATACCGGCACCATCACAGTATAGTAGTTCTTAGCTATCGTAGTAGTATGTCCCGGCGGGGAATCTATCGGGATAAAGGTCAGAAGATTTGATTTGTTTACTGTATCGTTAGGAAGACAAGTAATGAGATACTTTCCACTAGGAAGTTCAATGAGAAAGTTCTTACCGTTCTGGTTAGTAATGTGTAGGTTACTAAGGTCTTCCTCGACACTAAGAATCTTCCCCGGCAGTTCAAACGATACGTCCGCAAACTTTTGCGCCGCATCTCGCGGAGCATTACAATCTGATCGTCGCTTGCTCTGTACTGCGCGGCCGTTATGGAATATGACTACCTGCCCATCGGGCGTCTTCGTTCGAAGAAGAACCACTTGTACTGTTTCACTTGTCACAGTAGCGCGAGCACATGACTCATCAAAATAGAGGAGAACGTCCGCAGTCGGACCTGCAATGGTATAGTAATTACCATACCCTTCCTCTGTTCGCCCTACTGCTGCAAAGTTATGTATAAAGTCACAAAGACTTCGAGTCGTCATTCAAAAGGCCCCCCAAGTTCTTCTTGTTCGAGAATTAGTTTAGCGGTTTGCCAAACCTGCTTCTCATACATTGCGCTTTTTAATGAAAAAGCACAAAGACAGAAAAATGTTCCAAAGATTATTACCCTTAGTGCATCCCCGTGCCATGCAGCTACAGATGCAACATACAGATTACAAAATACCCCAATGCCACAGAGCCATGTCACTGTCGTCGCAGAGCGTAGCTTATTCTGTACTATGTCTTTAGTTGTCATGCCCACCATGAGCCCTTTCAAGGATGCCTGCCAAGTCCTTAGCTTGGCAGTAGTTCCAATGTGCGTCCGCCTCCACCTCAATCGCTCGGAAGTAACGCTGGCTGTTGTCCCCTGCAAGGCGACGAGAATAGTCTACATCAACTGCGGCAGCGTGCCAAAGGTTCCGGGCGTTCCTAACTTCAGGACTATGAAAATTCTCAAAGTATCTCGAATTGTTCGCAAACACCTGATCGACTAGGGCCTGCTTTACTAGAGTTTCAAAGTCGTCCATGTTATCCTCCAAGTTTGAATGCTAATGCGATTAGTCCAGGGATCTCTTTAGTACATCTAGCACACTTATTATCTATCCCCAGCATAGAAGGTCGCTGTCCTACATGTAGGTGGTAGTAGTGTCTCTGGTGATATGCCCATTCTACAAATTGTCCCCCTCGTTCGTCTTCTTCTACCCAGATTAGCTCAAAGCTTTGTCCTTTAGTTACCCTTGTATTCAGTCCTACCATCACCACCGTAGCTCCCCGAAGCCTGCATCGTCTAGGCTAAAGTAGATACGGTGTACCCCCGCTTCTTGAATGATTCGGAAGCAAGTGTCACAAGGCTTAGCTAGCCCTTGTGTGCCATCCTTGCGAACACGAAAGATATACAGCGAGAATCGTTTGTCAACCTCGTCCGGCTTCCATCCTCTACAAGCGGCCAATTCGGCATGAACCCTAATCAATGGCTTTCTGGTACCTCTACTATACTCCGTCATCAAAGGGTGAGACTTACTCATGTCATTGCAGCCTAGTCCCATAATCGAATTACCCTTCGTCAGTACAGCACCCACCCTAAACTTAGAGTCGCTAGTGCAAGCGATCTTTCTAGCCAGCCCCAGGAATCGAACCTTCATCGTTTCCTCCTATCATACTTATCGGTATTCCCCGCGGGAACTTTAGCATTTAGTTCAAATGTGGTACTCCGAGTAGGGGTCGAACCTACAACCTCATGGTTAGAAGCCATGTGCTCTATCCAGTTGAGCTACCGGAGCATAATGGTGCGAGGGACGGGACTCGAACCCGCACGCCCTTTCGGACAACTGATTTTGAGTCAGTCCTGTATACCAATTCCATGCACCCTCGCACTCTTTTATCATTTTGCGATTGTTATGTATGCACCTAGCTTAATGGCAAGCCATATCATATCGGGGATTTTTTCTTTAGAAACTTTTGCAGTTAGTTGCTTGTTTCTCACTTCTAGTATATCTCCATTATCCTTAATCCAGTACCATAGGGCTTTGTG